GTTACGCCACCATGGCCGAAGCATTGGCCGATGGTTGGCGCAAGGTCAACCGCCAAGACAAAGATGTTTCCGGCGGCAATTGTCGCGGATACGAATATCAATCCCCAGATGGGCAGTATTCAACCATGATTACTTTCAGTCACGAAAAAAACAAAATGGGACTCACGCCTTCAGGGGCAAACATGTTTCGCGCTTGATTCTTCCCCCCCCCCACGGCCTGTCGGGAGCCCTGATCCCGGCACCTTCCCACCACCACACCGCTCACCCGCCATGGCCTACTACCGCATCGAAACTCTCCACAACGGCCAATGGACTGACGATCCCAGCCCTTCTGAGCTTTGCGCCACCTATGCCGCTGCGCTGCAGGCCACGCAGTCGAGCGGCCATATGGCTGCCATCCGAGCGGCCGTCGCCATGATCCTGCCGGATGAAGCGGACCTGCCGGTCGAAGCCTCATTTCTGGCCGCCTATCGCCAGTCGGAGCGTCGCCGCATCTGCGCGAAGTTCCTGGCCCTGGTTGATGCTCTGTCGGCCCAGCAGGAGCAGGCCGATGGCTGACCCCATTCGGATCATCGCCCCATCGCCAGACGAGCTGGAAGCGTTCAATGCCGCCTGCCAACGAGCAGGCCGCCATTTCGCCGAGCGAGTGAGACAGGTCGAGACCGATCTGATCTATGAACTGCTGAAGCAGCCGCGGCAGGCACAGCGGGAAGAGGAGCAGGCCCGTGAAGCTCACCCGCACCGCCGTTGATCGCGCCCTTCCCCGCCCCCGTCGGTATCGCCTCAACGACTCCCTGGTGCCCGGCCTCTGCCTGTTGGTGCTGCCCTCCGGGGCCCGCACCTACTACCTGCGCCATCGGGTGGACGGGGCCCAGCGAGAGCTGAAGCTGGGCACGCCGGTGGAGCTCACCCCCGACCAAGCGCGAGAGCTGGCCCGGGAGGCCCTCGCGCGCGTGCGCGCAGGAGGGGACCCCGGGGCGGAGCGCCGGGCCGCCAGGGTGGCCCCGACGATCGAGGCCCTCGCCGCCAGGCACCTGCAGGCCCACGCCAGCCGGAAGCGATCCGGCCGCAACGATGAGATCCTCTGGCGACGGCACCTGCTGCCGGCGTTTTCGCGCGTGCGAGTGGCCGCCCTCACGCGCGAGCAGGTGCGTGAGTGGCACGCCTGCCACCCGCGGCCGGCGACGGCGAACCGGGCCCTGGAGGTGCTCGGGGTGGCGATGGGGCTGGCGGAGGAGTGGGGCTGGCGGCCGGTGGGCACCAACCCGGTCAGGGGGGTGAAGGCCCACCCGGAAAGGCAGCGCCGCCGATACGCCAGCCCGGACGAGCTGGCCCGACTGCGTGCTGCGATGCAGCAATGGGAGGCGGCCGGGCCCATGGCGATCCGGTGGCGGTTCATCCAGCTGGTGCGGCTGCTGCTGCTCACCGGGGCCAGGCTGCGGGAGGTGATGGAGGCCGAGTGGTCAGAGATCGACTGGGGCCGCGGCGTGTTGCGGGTGCCGGCAGAGCGCGGAAAGACCGGGGCCAGCGAGGTGCGGCTGAGCGATCGGGCAGTGGCGATCCTGCGGGGCCTGGAGGCGGCGGTTGGCGGCAGCCGGTGGGTGATCCCCGGCGAGACCGGCGAGCGGCCGCTGGTGGGCTACCGGCGGATGTGGCTGGCGCTGCTCGAGGAGGCGGGGGTGAGCGACCTGCGGGTGCACGACCTCAGGCACACGTTCGCCAGCTACTCGCTCAGCGGCGGGCAGACCCTGGGGACGGTGGGCCAACTGCTGGGCCACCGCTCGACGCAGACCACCAGCCGATACGCCCACCTGGTCGATGACGCGGCGCGGGCGGCGGTGGAGCGGGTGAGCGACGACCTGGGGGTGTGATCACCGGCACAGCCAGATGGCGTGCCAGGTGCCGGCCATCAGCACCGCGCCGAGCAGGCCGGACCACAAGGCGACGCGGAGCTCATGCTCGCGGATGGCGCGGTTGATCAGTGCCTCGATGTCGTGCTGGCTCATGCCGGCAGGGTAGCGATGGCTTGGGGCCTTGCCCGTAGCAGACGCTGCAGAGCGATTGTTACGACGTGCGACGAACCGCTCCCCAGCCTGCATCGGGGCGCGCATCATGGAGTGCCACTGCGTTATCCCCCATGAGACGGACTCTGCCCCTGGTGCTCGCCGCCGGCCTGTTGACCGGCTGCGCCGGCAACCTCTGGGGCCTGCCTGTGCCGCCTGAACGTCAGCAGCAGTTCCCCAGGCCGCTGGTGTCCACCGCGCCGGCCGCGACCCAGCTGGCCACTGCTCGGCAGGGTGAGCTGACGCCTGCCACGCTCCCTCCAGAGGTGCCGGCCCCCGCGGCGCTGCTCGGAGTTGCATCGCTGTGGTTCTGGGCCCGGCAGCTGCGGCGGCGCAGTCGCCACCTCGGCCCGATTGTTACGGATTGCGACGACGGCACGACATGACGCGGCGGCCGGGCGCATGATGGATCCATCGGCAGGCCGAGCGCGCCGCCGATCACCACACCATCGCCCGGCACTGGCCGGTTCCATCCATGTCCATCGCTTGCACCCTCGCCTGGATCGCTGCCTTGCTGGTCCTCCCCCTGCTCATCCTCGACTGGGCCACCATGTCTCGCACACAGCGGATCCGCCGCCTGCGCGACATGGGCCTCTCCCAGCAACGCATCGCTCAGCAGCTCGGCTGCTCCCGCTACCAGGTGCGCAAGGCGCTGGCCAGCTGATCAGCCAACCCTGGCGGCCGGCTTCGGCCACAGCTCACGCGGCGTGGCCCCGGTCGCCATCATCCGGCTCAGCCGCTGCGCACGCTCGCCGACCTGGCCGGCCCACCGCGACTCGAGCATCATCGCCGCGGCCCGCTGATACTCACCCCGCTGGATCGCCGCCAGGGTGTTCTTGAAGTTCAGCAGGCCCACCAGGCCAAGGTTGAAGCTCATGTCGAGCAGCACCCGCTGGCGCACCTCATCGAGCTGCGCCACCCACGGCAGCGCACGGAGCAGCTCGCGCTCCTCCCGCGCGATGTCGTTGGCCAGGAGCATCGCCGACTCCTCGGCCGTGATGCCGCGATCCTCCAGGTTGCGGCCGATGCCGATCGTCAGCTTCCCGGCGGTGCACCGGTAGGGCTTGAGCCGCTCGCCCTCGTGGAGGCGCAGCTGGCGGGTCATTGCAACGCGATCGATCGTCATCAGTGGCCTCTTCCGTCGGGGTTGTCCGGGGATTGGTGCAGGTCAGGATTGAGGGTCCAGTAGCCTTCGGCGAAACCCTCTTCCTGGCCTTCCTTGCGCCCCCTGCTGGCGCCGATCACGTAGCCGCCGATGCCCAGCGCGGCCGCCAGCGGGCCGCCAGAACCCAAGCCGGAGATCGACAGGCCCCGGTCCCAGCACTCATTGAAGCTGCCGCCGCTCACTCGGCAGTCGCGGATGTAGAGCGCACCCACGGCTACGTTCAAGCCAAGCACCATCGAGGCGCCCACCATGCCGAGGATGGCGGAGGCCTTTGCCAGGTCGGGGTGGGTAGTCATCGCCGTGTCTCCAGGTTAGGTGTAGTGAAGGTAAGAACTGATGATGTACTTCGGCCCTGAGATCGGCGGCCGGCCGGCATGCAGCCAGGGCCACAGCGGCGGGAACAGCACGACGGTCCCGGCCACCGGCTGGATCTGCTGGCCCCAGCCGGGGAACACGGTGGCGCCGCCCTCGTCCACGTCGTTGAGGTAGAGCAGCGCCGCGAGGAACCGCCGCGCGCTGGCGTGATCGCCCACGTCCACATGCTCCGGGAAGGCCTCCTCCCCCTCGGGCCGGTAGCGCTTCATCCGCAGCTCTTCGAACGCCAGCTGCTCGGGCCACTGCGTCGGGAAGATCTGCAGGTCGCGCGAGTAGGCCTCGAACAACGGCAGGATCGCCTCGAACGCCATCTCGTGCCCGCGCTGCCATCGCTGCGTGAGGTTGAGCTCGGTGAACCACGGTCCTTCGGTGTGCACGTGCACGTGCTCGCCCTGGAGGGCCTCGAAGCCGGTGATCAGCTGGCTGCAGGTGGCGCGTGAGAGCGCATCAGGGTAGACGCGCACCAGGTCGGAGAGTTGCATCAGCGTGTGGCGATGATGGCCCAGCCGTTGCCGGGCGCATAGCGGTAGCTGTTGCCTGATGGGATCACCTCCCACCGACGGCAGAAGTTGCGGAACGTGTAGCGCAGCCTGGCCCCCCAGTTGTTGATGTAGCCGCCGTTCACCACATCCAGCTCGCCCATCGGATCGTGGACGATGAAGTGTCTGTCGTCGTAGCCGATGGCCGTGATCCAGTGGCCGTCGCCGTGGAGGCTCCCCAGGCCGCCCTTGTGGATGAACCCGAGCGGCACGGGGATGCCCTTGTCGATCTGCGCCTTCACGTCCTCAGACGTGCAGGTCTGATCCAGCCGGGCGGAGACGCCGAAGTGCGCGAGGGCTTTGATCTGCGCGGTCGCATCGGTGGTGTCGCCATAGCGCAGCACGCGGCCCAGGTAGGTGTCATCTCCGTTCGGCCCCTTGAGGGTGCCGGGCCTGAGCGCCTCGAGGAGCATGGCGCAGGAGCTGCTGAAGCACATCCTCATGGCGTGCTCGGTGGCCGAGTCGCGCTGGCTGTAGTAGGGCACCTGCAGCGGATTGCTGAGGGTGCGAGGGTCCTCTTGCTTTCCGGCCGCCTGCCATGTCTGGTACCAGCTGGCGTCGCGCTTCTTCAGGCTGGCCGGCACTGCCGCCCAGAACTCCTGGGCCCCCGCCCGCTGATGCGGCAGCCCCTTCCAGTGCTCGAAGAACGGGATGATGTCAGGGATGAGTCCCTGTTCGCTGGTCATGGCTGCTGGCCTCAGCCGGTGGTTCGCCAAAGTGTATACGGAAGGCTATTGACTGCCAGACGAGCGGTGCGAACAGGGCGACGACGACGGTGAGAATCACTCCCTGCGCTACGCGCTTCTCCAGTTCTGTGATCCGCTTGAACGCTTCGCCGAGGTCGCTGCGCTTCTCGCTGTTGCTGATGATCAGCGCATCGAGCTTGCCTTCCATCTGACCAACCTTGTGGAGGATGTCTCCATGGGAGACGTCGTGATCAGCCGCCATGCGAAAGCCTCAACGGGGGCACCTTACTTCAGCCGCCAGTATTCCGGCCGCTGCCCATAGGTGCTGGTGTAACTGCCCTCACCGGCCGCCCAACTGAAGCTGCCGCGACTGCTGCTGTTGCTGATGATGGTGCGGCCATCGTTGCCGACGATCCCGATGTGAGGGTATGGGGGGCTGCCGTTGTCGCGCATGATCGCGATGGCGCCAGGCTCTGGGCCTGAGAGCAGCGTGCCGGCGCCAGATGCCAGCGTGCTGCGTGCGGTGGGGACGTAGTTGCTGTTGCCCCACGGCGGCGTGATTCCGGCACCCCTCAGTACCTTGTTGACCGCGAACAGGCAAGCATTGTTGCCGCCGTCGGGGCCTCCTCTGGTGTTCATCCCGCGCGCGCGCTCGGCCGCCTGCGCGAGGAGCCGGGCCTTGTCGCCAGCCGGCAGGCCGTTGTTCGCGCCGCTGGCCTGGCCACCAACCCATCCGTCGTTCTCATCCCCCTGGGTGCCGCACTCCACCGAGGTGGAGTAGCCGGACGGGCCCATGTCGTGGGTGACGGTCTTCGCATTCCACGTGCCGTCCACCTCCGGCCGGAAGCCCTGCAGGGTGATGCTCCCCTCGGCGTTCAGATCAGGCCGGCCCGGCATCGTCAGGCTGACGCGCACCTCGCCCGACCGAAGGGACTGCAGCTTGCTGTCGGCCGCGGCCTTCGCCTCATCCTCGGTCTTGAACAGCTGCTTCTCCTCGAAGGTCGGCAGCTGGCCGTCGCTCTGGCCAGCGGTGTGCACCTTCTCCTTGTTGGTGGTGCGATCGAGCCACTTCGCGCTGACCGCGCCATAGGCGCCGCGACCCTTCAGCGTCGCCCGCCAGGTGCTTACCTCCCGCTCCCTGATCGTGAAGCTGCCCTGGCTCAGCGCATCGAGGCCAGCCAGCGTGGCCCCGCCCTGTCGTGCTGCATCGAGGTAGCGGCGGTAGGCGCCGCTCTTGTAGACCGACCAGGCGTTGAAGCCCTGCTGCTGCCAGATCGCCCGAGCGGCCGTGGCGTTGGTCGCGGGGTTATAGAGCTGCTCGTTGCTCGACAGACCCAGCTGGGCGCGACGCGCGGGGCCCAGGCCGCCGATCATGTTGATCTGCCACAGGCCGTAGCTGAGATCGGGCGGCTTGCTATTGAGCGCTCGCACGTTGCCGGTGCTCTCGGCCATGGCGATCGCGCCCATGATCACCGCGTCGTTGCCGGTGAAGCCCGCCTGCCGCGCGAGGGCGGTGGCCTGGCCGGCGGTGATGCGACCGGTTGGGTTAGGCACCGGACTGGCGGCTCCCTTGCCGCGTTCCACCACCACCAGCTTCCCGTCAGCCGGTTTGATCGTGGCCCTGTACTTCTCCGCCAGGCGGGTGAGGAAGCTCTGGTCGGTCTCGTTGGTCTGGTCCTCGTGCTTGATCTGGATGTCGCTCAGCGGCTTGTTGATCACCGCCTGGAGGCCGTTGCGCTTCGCGATGTCCTGGACGATCTGCCCGAGAGTCTTGTTGCTCCAGCTCTGGCTCCGGCCTTCCTTCGTCAGCTCTGGCGCGGTCTGGGCGGCCGTGGCCTTGATCACCATCGAGCGGGGCCCGCCGCTCAGGTCCACGTCATCGACGGCGAACGCGCCCATGTAGGCGGGCTTCTGGCCGCCGGTGTCGTAGCCGAGCCAGACGCGCAGCCATGCGCCATACCGCGGCACCGGCATGCGCTTCTCGCGATCGTCGATGGTGAGCTCCAGGCTGTCGCTCTGCTGGCCGGCTTGGTCGGTGATGCGCAGGCTGATCAGCCGGTCCCGGATCTTGTCGGTGATGTCGGTCCCGTCAGCGACGACGCGGAAGGCGGGGGTGCTCATGGATCCCAGATCCTCACCACCTCGCTCACGCTCGGTTCTGGGATGTCAGGCAGCGCGATCGTCAGGCCTTCGGGTAGGACCGGGCCCATGTCCGACAGGCCTGGGTTGGCGGCGAGCACCACCTCCACCGTCTGCTGGGTGCGGCCGTAGTAGGAGTGGCAGATCTCATCGACCATCTCGAACTGCCGGGTTATGTAGAGCTGCTGGGTCATGGCTGGATCGCGCCGCGCACGGCCTCGGTGACGAATGGATCGACATCCAGGATGGTGGAGATGGTGGCGGCGCTGCTGATCAGATCGCCCAGCGCCTGGCCGCCGCCGGTCCCACCGCCGAGGGTGTTGAGCATGGTGGAGGTGGCCGGGCGGAGGGCCTGCAGTGCGACGCTGATCGCCGGGGCGCCATTCCCCTGGCCCACCTGCTGCACCAGCTGGGCGGCGTTGATGCCCACCTGGGCCCAGGTGTTGCTCTGGTCGATGTTGATGTTGGCGAGGCCGAACGCGCCGAGCGCGGCGCCCACATAGTCGCGGTTCACGACGGCGCGTGCGATCGACGCCACCTGGCCGAGGTTGAGGCCGGCTGCCTGGGGGGAGACGGGCAGGCCCGTGACGGATGCCAGACCGTTGAGGGCCACGTCGCTGAACGCACCGCCGGGAGAGGTGAACTGCCCGAGGCCCTGCACCAGGGCGCTGAGCGCTGAGGATGGGATGGCGCTGCTGGCGACGGCGAGGGGGCTGGCCGCCTGCCCTGGGTTGTCGTCGACGTAGCGGAGCAGCGCCAGGTGGAAGGTTATTTGGCGTGCGCCACCGCCAGGTGCGAAGGTGCTGAGGCCCTCGCGCACCTGACGGATCACCCACTTGCCGTAGTTGCGGCCGAGGCCATCGGTGAGGGTCTGCGGCTGGCCCTGGGCGGCGAGGGTGCGGAGCTGCTCGACGGTGGCCTGCCGGCCGGAGAAGCCCGGGTAGAGGATGCCATCGAGGCTGATCTCCTGGCTGCCGGGGCCGAGGTACTGCACGGCAGGATCGCGCAGCAACCGGTCCTGCGTCTCCCACCGGTAGTCGGCGGTGCGATCGAGGGACTGGGGCACACCGTTCGGCAGGTCGAACTGGAAGGAGCCGAGTTGGAAGATCGGTGCGGCCATCAGTCGTTCAGCAGGGTGCGGTAGGCGGACTCCATCTGCCGCACCAGGTCCTGGAGGGCATCATCGACCTGGCGGCGGATCTCCATGGCGTCGCCGCCGGCGGCCGTGATGGTGATGGGAGCGTTGATGGTGATGGCCGCCGCTGGAGCAGCAGCACTCGCGCGCGCGGGGGCGGGCGCGAGCGCAGGTAGCGCGCGGGCGGAGCCAGCAGCTGCGGCCGGCGGGGCGACGGACAGCAGGCCGGCGAGTGCGCCAGCAGTGAGGGGCCTGGCGATGCGAGGGATGATCGCGCCATCGAAGCCGGGCACGAACAGCTCGCGGCGCCGCTCGCCGACGATGTAGGGGAAGCCCGCGCGAACCTGGCCACCGACGGCACGGCCTGGGATGGGGCGGATGTTGTTGGCGGGGGAGACCGGCGGAGCAGCCGGCGCTGCAGGGACAGTGGCGCCGCCACCGCCGACCATCGAGTTGATGCGGGAGACAGCGCCGCCGATCCAGGAGAACAGCGCACCGGCTCGGGCCTTGAGGCCATCGATGATCGAGGTGATGATCCGCTGGCCGATGCCGGCCCCGGTGAATAGGCGGATGATCTGCGCCGGGATCGGAAGCAGGAGACCCAGCAGGGTCGGCCCCACCCTGGCGACGGTCTGGATGACGCCCTGCCAGAGGCGGGAGAAGAACCCGGAGATCGGCTGCCAGTTCTTCACCACCACGAAGGCGAGTGCGGCGAAGCCGATGATGGCTGCCGCCGCGATGCCGATGGGCGGGGCCAGGATCGCGAACACAGTGCCGAGCCCGGCCAGGACCGGGAAGGCAGTGGTCAGAGCGCCGATCGCAGTGCCGATGGTGCCGATGGCCGTGATGATCCCCGCGATGATCGGCAGGGCGACCACCAGGCCGGCCAGTCCCGCACCGATCACGGTGATGGCGGTGGCCAGGCCAGGGTTGGCCGCGACCCACGACGCGATCCCCTCGCCGATCGGGGTGATCACCTCCGCCAGTCGGGTAAGGGGGGGCAGGAGGGAGTTGCCGACGGCGATGCCAAGCCGCTGCGCGCTGTTCTGGAAGCTGGTCAGCGTGCCCTGGAAGGTGGCCAGGCTCCGTTGAAAGTCTTGGTCGACGGTGCCGGCCGCGGCCGCGCCGCCGGCGTCAGCCTTCAGCTTCGCGTACTCCTGCCGGTACTTCATCAGCGACATCAGTGCCAGCTTGGCTTCTTTGTCGCCGAAGATCTGGGAGAGCTTGAACACGTCGCCGCCGGTCACCCGCTGCAGCTCAGCGACCGCCGCCTCCATCGGGTTGATGCCCCGGGCCTTCGCGTTGTTCAGCACCTGCTCGATGTTGACGCCGAACTTGGAGAAGCGCTTCACCGCATCGGGCGCGGTGAGCTTCAGCATCGCGTCGGTCAGGCGCGTCGCGGCCTGGCCTGCATCGGGCGCATCCTTCCGCACCATCTGCATCATGCTGGCCAGGGCCACTGCACCTTCCTTGCCCTGGATGCCAAGGCTGCCGGCGGCCGCGGCGATGGTGGGCATGTACTGCGCCATGTCCTTCAGCTCGAAGGCGCCTTGCTTGCCGGCGAACGCCAGCGCATCGAAGGTGGCCTTCAGCTCCGTCGGGCGGATCTTCAGCGCGTTCTGCAGCTGGAAGCCGGTCTTGGTGACGTCGAGCAGGTCGGAGTTGGTGGCGGTCGCGACCTTGCCCAGCGACTCCATCGATGCGACGGCATCCTTCAGCTCCAGGCCCTGGGCCACCAGGTCCTGGATGCCGGCTGCCAGCTTCTCTGGCGACAGGTTGGTGAGGTTCCGGCCGCTGAGGCGCAGCAGCTCACCGGACAGGCCCTTCAGCTCCGCCTGGCCGATGTTGGCGGTCTTGCCGATGTCGCTCAGGATGAGCTCGAAGGATGCCGCCTGGCGGATGCTCGCGCCGAGGGCCACGCCGATCCCCGCTGCGCCGACGGCAGCCTGCTGCCACAGCGCGTTGTCGAACATGCCCTTGAAGCCCTTGCGGCCGGCAGTCGCCGCGTCGTTCATCGTGCGGTTCACGTTCCGCCCGAACGACGACACCTGCACCTGAGCGGTGCGCAGGCTGGCCCCGAGGCTGGCGGCGATCTTGCCGCCGATCTCAACCGTGATCTTCTGCGCGCCGCCGCCGATCATGAGCCCACCCTCTCCGCGATCTCATTGTCCACCGACTGGGCGGATGCGAGCCAGGACCAGAAGTCGGCCAGCTCCATGTCGAGGATCTCGGCCAGGCCCCAGCCGGTCGCCTTCGCCAGGATCACAACGGCCCGGCGCAGGGACTCCACTGCTACGACCTGGCCATCCTGAAAGCCACGACCTGAGCCTCCAGCTTGCCCCAGTTGGCGTCGTCGAGCTGCATGATCTCGTCGACCGGAACCTCGCAGAGGTTGGCCACGAGCTGCACAGCCTGCTCGCCCTCGTTGGTGGAGGCCTTGGCCGCCTCCACCCTGTCGCGAACCTTGGGCCGGCGCATCACCAGGAAGTCGACCTCGACGCCGCCGATCATCTCGGGGAAGTCGAAGACGACCTTGGCGCTGCCCTCAGGACGCTTCTTGCTGCTCATGGATCAGACCCCGATGGCTTGGCGGATGGTGGCCAGCTGATCCTGGCCGTTGATGCGGCGGATCATGTTCACCTTGTCGATCTCGACCAGCTCGCGGCCGCCGACGGTGAGCTTGTAGTAGCGCAGGGCGAAGGTGAAGGTGGGGCTCGACTGATCGCCGGCCTTCCAGTCGCCCTTCTCCACCTGCTTCACCACGCCGGTCATGTTGACCACGACAGGCACAGCGTCTTCACCATCACGACGCATCGCGCCGCGTGCGGTCATCTGGGTGTTGGCCGACGCCAGGCCATAGAGGGCGATGACGTCGGGGTTGTACTCGAGCAGCTGGAAGCTGCCCTCCAGCTTCTCCATCCCCATGTCGACTTCCACCGGGGCGTCCATGCCGCCGCCGCGGAACTCCTCCATCTTCGTGGTGAGGGTGGGGAGGGTGAGGGTGTCGATGGTGCCGGCGAGGCCCTGGCCATCGACGAAGAGGCTGAAGTTCTTCAGCGTGCGGGGGATCTGTGCCATGGGTCAATCCTGAGAGGTGAGCGGGTGGGGGGATGATCAGGCGAACAGGTCGGTGATGTAGGTGTTCACCAGATGGGAGCGGAAGGTGACCCGCTCGGCAGGGAACGGCGGGGTGAAGTCGAAGTCGAAGAACACCTGGCCGTTGCTGATGCTCACGGGGGTGTTGAGCTCAGGGTCCACCCAGACGTCACCGCCGAGGATGGCGCCGCGCGCCTTGAGGCTGCGCAGGTACTCCCGCACCGACTCCTGCACCTCCTCGAGGTAAGTGGCGGTGATGCAGCGATCGACGGCCCAGAGGTGGCCGCGGAGGATCGACTCGTTGATCATGTCCGCCGTGCGCCGCACCGAGAGGAAGGCGTACTTCGGATCCATCGCCAGGGTGCGGTTGCCCCAGAGGCGGAAGCCCTGCTCGCGGATGATCGTGGCGATCTTCTGCTCGTTGAGCAGGTTGGCGCGGGAGGTGTAATCGCCGAGCGCGAAGTCGATCGCGCGGGCGGTGCCCTCGATGCCGTTGATCTCGTTGTTGGAGGGGCTCCACCAGAAGCCCTTCTCGTTGTCGACCTTGTTGATCAGGCCGGCGACAGCGGAGCTCGCGGGAATGCTGGCCCCGTCGCTCAACACCCAGGGATCGACCACGTAGATGCGATCGGAGCCGAAGTCATCGGCGATCTGGATCGCGGCTGCGTCGGTGGTGTTGGGACCGTCGGCGACGATCACCGCGCGCAGGCGCTGCGCGATGCCGACCATCTCGGCCAGCACCTCGGAGCGGACGGCGCCACGGGTGACCGCGCCGGCCACCGCCTGCACGCCGCCTGCAGGGGGCGCAGCGATCGCGATGGTGGGGTCGGTGGCGTAACCCTTGCCCGGGCTGGTGATGGTGATGCTCACCACCTTGCCGGCGTTCGCTCCGGTGCCGAGCACCGCAGCAGCGGTAGCGCCAGAGCCGGCGCCGCCGGTGATGGTCACAGCTGGGGCGGTGGTGTAACCGCTGCCCTGGGTGGTGACGGCGATCGAGAGGATGCCGTTGCTGGTGCGCTGATGCGTGAAGCCGGGGGCGATGAGGATGCGTGGCGCAAAGCCGACGGCGTTCTCGGCCGCCAGGAACGCATGCACGCCCTCATAGGCGCCGGTTCCGTTGTCGATGCCGCCGCGCACGTTGTCGATGGTGGCGGCTTCAGTGCCCTCCTCCTCGACACGGATCATCACGACGACAGCGCCGGCCTGGTCGTAGATCAGATCGAGCGCCGGCTGCAGCGTGCCTGCCTCGCCGAGGCCGGCCATCTCACTGCGGCGCGTGATCAGCACCGGGGTGTTGATCGGGAACTTCAGCTCGTCTGCATCGGGCGCAGTGCCGACGATGCCGATCACACTGGATCGAACGGTCTGGATTGGGCGAGCCCCAGTGTCGATCTGGAGCACCTCCACACCATGGAGGAAGGTCGTGGTCATGGGCGGAAGCCTCCTGTCGGGTTGATTCTAGGGGTGCTGGCCTGGGGGCTCATTCCCAGGTGATGTTGACGGCGCCTTGGTCGAAGGCGTCGGTGCCGTTGGCGGTGACGATGCGCAGGTAGTCGAGCGCGCCGGCCAGCTCGATGAAGCCACCAGAGATGGTGGAGCCCTGGGTGCCGCCGGTAACCAGCGAGCCGGATGCCACCCAGGAGTTGCCGCTGACGTTGTTGAAGGTGAGAGTGCCGAAGTGGCTGAAGCCGGCGGCGTTGTTGAAGATCGGGATGCCGTTGACGGATGAGATGAATACAACGTCCTGTTGCACGGGACTGACCCAGGAGAAGGTGCTGTGGCCGGTGTAACCCGACGTGGTTGGCGCGCCGCCCGTACCGAGCTGCACCAGGAGGTTGGCCGTGCCGTTGGTGGAGACGAACCAGAGGTGCAGGGTGACGCGCCGGGCCCAGGCGGGGATGTTGGTGAACTCCTTGGCCACGCCGCTGGTAGTGGCCTGCGTAGTGCCGAGACGGATCATCGACTCACCCATGTCGTTGCGGCCGAGGGTCGAGTCCGACACCATGGCGCCGGGGATGCGTTGAAGGGGCATTATTCGAAGAGCAAGTTGACCTGGCCGAAGTCGAAAGCGTCGGTGCCGTTCGCGGTGGTGATCCGCAACCGATCGAGCACACCACCAAGATCCTTCGCGCCGGCGGTGCGGTGGAAGGCGGCGGCATCGGCTCTGCCGAACTGACCAGAGCCCACCCAGACGTTTTCGCTGATGTTGATGAACTCGATCATCCCGGTGAGCAGCCCGCCGCTGGCCCAGGTGTAGACCAGCGGGAAGCCTGCTGTGCCGCTGTAGTTGCCTCCCGCCGATCCCCCCGTGGTGACTTCGTTGAAGACCGACCCGGCATAGCCGGTGGCTTGAAAGCCTGCGGAGGTGCCGAGCAGGATGATGATCGGGCTGGCGCCATTGGTGCTGAGTCCGTTGATCGCCACCTTGAGCCGCCGCGCCCAGGACGGGATGAGCGTGTAGTCGATGACGGCGCCGGTGCCGGCCTTGGCCGTCCCCAACGTGGGCGGCTGAGACAGCTTGGCGGGAGTCACCACAGCGTTGGCCAGCTTGGCGGTGCCCACTGCGCCATTGGCCAGCTTCTCCTCCGTCACCGCGCCATTGACGATCTTCGGCGTCGTCACCGCATCGTTGCGCAGCTTCACGGTCGTCACCGTGTCGTCGCCCGGCGCACCCACAGACGCCACGCCCAGCGCCAGCACCCGCACCACGGTCCCCAGCGGCACGCCCTCGCTCAGCGTCAGCACCGTGCCGGCCATGTTGAGGCTGTACTCGCTCGTCGGCTGCACCACGCCATCGACCGTCACCAGCGCCGACGGCTTGTTGATCACCGGGGTGGAGAGGGTGAAGGCGCTCTGGTTCGCGGTGGCGATGAACACCATCTCCGCCTGCGTCTGGCCCTGCACGTAGCGCGCGTCGGCCTCCGCCTTGTTGTAGACGTCATCCGCATCGGCCTTCAGCGCCAGCTGGGTGGCCATGGTGGCGGCGAAGTTGGGATCGTCGCCCATCGCCGCCGCCAGCTCGTTCAGCGTGTTGAGCGCGCCCGGGGCGCCGCCGATCAGATCGCTCAGCAGCTGGGTCACCTCGGCCGATGTCGGCCTGGCGAAGACGTCTGCATCGATGGCCGCCAGCGCCGCTCTCAGCCGCGGCACGTCATCGCTCAGCAGGTTGCCCTGGTTGGGTAGCTGGTAGCTGCGGTTGGTTGTCCTGTCGTCGATCGGCATATCAGATCACCACGAGGCGAAGCTGGCGCAGCTGCGGTCGGGCCGCTGCAGAACCGGAGAGGGTGAGGCGCACGCGGGTGGTCGTGCCGCCGGCGCTGAAGTTGGCCACGGTGTGGATGCGTTCCACCCAGCCGTCGCCGACCGATGCGCTGCTGGTGAGCGCCACCGTCTGCCAGGTGCCGTCGCTCTTCTCGAACTCCACCAGCACGCTCGATCCGCCAGGCAGCAGGGCCTCGAAGGTGGCGCTGACCTTTGCGCCGGCGGCGCACGGCACCGCGCGGCTCACATAGGTGGCGGTCTCCCCGAGGTTGCCGTAGACCGCCTGGGTGCCGGCGAACAGGTAGGGGCTCTCGTTCTCCGTCCCGCGCAGCACCGCCGAGAGGGTCAGCGCCACGTTGAGATCCTCAGCCAGCTGGATGCGGGCGTTGTCTGCGCCACGGATCTGCGAGCCGTCAGGCCTGGTGAAGATGAACTCGGCATCGGTCGCGCTGCTCACCCGCTCGACGCCGGCCAGGGCCACCAGGTCGGTGATGTCGCCGGAGGCCACCAGAATCGTGCCGGTCGCAGGCGTCGCCGGGCTGCCGGTCACGGTGTAGGTGAACGTCGTGGTGTTGGTGACGGTGATCGTGAACGCGCCGTTGTAGGCGGTCTGCGTCGCGCCGCTGATCACCACCTTCTGGCCAGTGGCGAACCCGTGCGGGGTGCTTGTGGTCAGAGTGGCGGTGGTGCCCGAGCGGGTCAGGCTGGCGACCGCTGCACCACGCAGCTGGCCCAGGTTCACGGTGCGCGTGTTGGATGTGAACTTCGCCCCGTACATGCGGAACGTCAGGTCGCTCTCCTGCACCGGCGTCCAGGTCGAGGCGTTGCTCGACTTGAGCATCGTGCCGATCGTGTACGGCTGCGAGGTGACGAACTGCTGGGCGCTGGCATCGAACTTGCCGAGCTCCGCCAGGCCCACCGCATGCACAGCGTCATCGGTGAGCAGCACCATGGCGTACTCGACGCCGGCCTGCAGGAACACCGGCCGGGTCAAGGTGATCTTGTTCCACGCCCCCACCGTGATCGCCGTGCCCTGCAGCACGCCCTCCGCGAGGGTGGTGGCGTTGGGCAGGCCCAGCTCCGTCTCGCGGATCTCCAGGTAGACCTTGTTCGCGGTGTTGCCGCGCGCGGTGAACTTGAACTCCACGCTCGTCAGGTGCCGCGGCTGATCCAGTCGGAAGGTCTGCGCCAGCGGATCCCAGAACCGCGTCTCGATGGTGGTGAGCTGCCGCTGCGTGCGGGTGAGGATCGTGCCGGACCCGATGAACCGCGCCGCGCCGAAGCTGCCCTGGTTGCCCAGGAACGTGACGCGCTTCGTGCCCACGGGCACGTTGGCCGGAATCGTGAACGACCCCGTGATCTGACCGGCTGAGTTGGCTGTGAGTGGCATGGCTGGCTATCAGGCTGGGGTGACGTTGATCCCGTCGAACAGAACCTGGGTGAGCGTCTCACCCGGGTCGAAGCCCTGCAGAGTGAAGTTGACCAGGATCTGGCGGAGGAACTCTGCAGGGCGTTGGCTTTCGCTCAGCAGCTCGGTGCGAGTGGCAGTTGTTGTAGCCGTCAGCAGGCGGCCCGCGGCGCCCTGGAAGATCGTCATCTGCTGGGTTGCAGGCGATGTCCAGATGGTGTCGATGAGCGTGAAGCGATCCACCGCAGGCGTCAGCACCACCGCCGCCGGGATCGGATCGAACGCCTGGTAGGGATTGATCGGGCTGCCGCCGGTCTGCAGCGTCTGCGACAGGATGATCTCCTCGGTGTAGGGGAGCATCCAGTCCTGGTTGTTGTTGTCCGGCGCCCGATAGACCGTCGGTGCGATCGGCAGCTGCAGGGTTCCATCGACGATCGAGGCGGTCTGGTTGACCCCCTGGTCGCGCAGGTCGTCGTCGATGAAGGGATCGACGAACACACCGCGCTTGCTGCTGGGCTCCCGCGAGCTGATGTCGGTCTTGAGCCGCTCCACTGCCACGAGGTCGAACAGGTCGACGATCAGCGACCGCATCCGCTCCAGCTGGTCGAAGGGGATCGCGCGGATGCCGTCGTTGGTCACGTTCGGCGTGAGGCCCCAGCGTTGTTCGATCGTCGCCAGGCTCAGCAGGTTGCCGGGCACTGCAGGCGGCAGGGCGGTGAACCTGCTGCTGATGCCCTTGACGCGGGAGAAGATGCCCTCGCGGTCGATGCAGATCCGGTCGTAGCGCGGCAGCTTCCAGCGGTAGTCGGTGAGCACCAGGGTGCCGTTGACTGCGCCAGTCACCGTGAAGCTGCCGGCCTGCAGATCCACTGCCGAGGGGGTGACGTTCCCGAGGTAGCGGTAGGTGATCGAGTAGGTGGAGCCGGGTGCCGGCTCAGCGCCGCCAGGGCTCCAGTCCACCTTGTCGCCGTTGAGGAAGTAGTCGGTCGTCGCGGTGTAGGTGGTGCCGCCCTGGGTGATGCTCTCGATGCTCAGCACCGACACATCAGGGAGGGTGTCCTGGCCGCCGCTGACACCGCCACGGGTGATGGTGACGGTCTTCTCGCGGGTGATCACCACCTCGAGAATGCTCTCGACCGGGAAGCGGTTCAGCTGGATGGTGGCGCTGCCGCCGGTCGTGCCGGTGAAGGTGTCGGGCTCAGCGTCGACCAGCTCCAGGTCTGGATCCTCGGCATAGGTGAGGCGCGTGCTGGCCAGCTTGTCGATCTTGTAGCCGAAGATGTTGCCGACGCCATCACGCACCGAGAAGGCGTTGACGCCGGCCGCTAGGCCCAGCGCCGTGACGCCGAGGCCGGTGACGATGTAGTTGCCGTTGCTCTCTCGGTCGTAGCGAGCGAGCGCCTCGGAGAAGCTATCGCCGACGCTGGCCTCGGCCTGGTTGAGCAGCGCTCCGTCGATGATCGTCCAGACGGGGTAGAAGACGCCGGTGCTGCCATCGCCTTCACGGCCCCATGTGGCGGTGGTGCGAAGGCGGCCAGCGCCCGGTTCGTTGTAGTTGCGGGTGTTGGGCGCCGGGCACCGCAGCGTCGCGTCGTCCTGCTCGGTGATCACCTCATCGAGGATGAAGACGCCGATCAGCACCAGCCCCGTGGTGGAGATGGTAAAGGTGCGGGCCGGCACCTCGCGCACAGCGCCGCGCAGATAGATGGCGCTGGCCGGGCAGACCGTCTGGCCGGTAGTCGCGTCGATGGTGGGCGGCGTGCCGCGGATGACGAAGCCATCGCGGAACACAGCATCTGCGATCCGCTTCAGCCGATCGATCAGCGTGCTCTGGATCTCGTTGATCTCGGAGCTCTGCACGCCAAAGCCGGCGCGCACCAGGATCTCGTCGTAGTGGAGATCCGGATCGAACCGGTTGTAGTAGGCGGGGAGCGGCTCTGGAAGAGTGATGGTCATCAGAAGGTCACCACGAACTCGAACAGCTGACGGGTTGTGATCTCACGGATGATCGGCGCCCGCCGCTCGATCACCAGCAGCGAGCCAGACTGCGCCACTTGAGACGGGGCCAGGTAGAACTGACCGCTCGGCACGCCAGCGGCGAGCACGGTGTTGAGGAAGATCGCCATCTCCCGGATGGTGCTGCCGACGCCATCTTCAAAGTCGAAGTGGAACTTGAAGTAGAGGTTCTGCGTGGGGGTGTTGGTTGTGGAGAACTTGCCCTCGGTCACGGAGATGGGGCCGTTGACGTCGGGGGTGCAGAACTCCACGGCAGTGGCGCGGCGACGTCCGACCTCGGCCAGCAGAGCGGTGCTGTTCGCTGGCGGCGCGGGGGGATTGCTCCCCCATGCTGTGTTGCCGCTGCCCCATGCGAGGTGATGAGCAGTGCTCGCCTTGATGGCAGCGGCCAGGGCGATGCGCCCGCTGATGGAGAAGACTGGCGCCATGGTGTCGCTCTGATCCTTCCAGGATAGCTGCCCAGTCTGTTGTCACCGACTAGGCGTCGGGGAACGGCCCGGTGGGCAGGGCCAGGGTGTTGGTGCCTGACAGAACCATCTTGCCGGCATTGGCGCCGGTGCCCACGGCGTAGAGCGACGACGGGCTGAAACGGAACTCATCGACGAAGCCGTCGAGATAGCCTCGGAAGTCGTCTCTTCCTATGTCAATGGGAGAGGGTTCAAAGTACCAATCCGTATCAACCGGGTCAATGTATTGCTCAACCGGCTCATCCACCAGATTGCCATCAAGAAACAGCGTTACAGTTCCTGCTGCTCTGGTTACAGCAACGTAATACCAGACATCGTTTGAAACCTGCGGGCCGGGTATAGCTACCTCGTCTTGGACTATGTGGTAGAGCTGGCCATCGACAATGAACAGCCGATGGGTATCAAATTCTGGGTACAGGCTAAAGATCGGCGTCCAGTCTTCGTTCTGCCTCGTCCTGAACCAGCATTCAATCGTGAAGTCGCCGGCGCCGATCGCCGCTTCGCTGGCTGCGATCTGCAGGTATGCGTCGACGCCATCGAACTCAGCGCTGGCCCCGCCCCACTTGCTCTGCGCAGTGCTGATCTTCGCGCCGTCATAGGCCGTCACAGCAAGACCGCTGGTGCCGTTGTTGGCGAACACCGTGCTGTTGTTGCTGCCGTCCATGTGCAGCAGGATTGTCCCCAGCTCAGAGCCGCCGCCTGGGTCAGACTCCTCCGTCGTCATCGAGCTGCTCACCACCACGTTCACATCAGGCCAGGTCTCATTCTGCAGCCAGCTGAACGCGCCCCAGATCTGGCCTTCATATTGAGCGCTCACACCTTCCTGCGTCGTCAGCAGAACCGCAGGGCTCAGTGGATGCCATCCTTCATCCCACTGGTCCTGGTCGTAGCGGAACAGCCGGTAGGCCTCCACCAACCTGGGGATCACCTCAGTCCGTCCGCTCGACACCGAAGAGTCGACCGACACGAAGGAGGAGAGGATCTGTCCGTAGCTGATCTGCGGCCAGTCCGGCCGCGGCCGCACGCCAGAGTGGTCGTCGTAGATCGCACCCTCATCCCAGTCGCACTGGTCATAGACCGCGCGGCGGAAGTCGTAGACGGCGTAGATGCGCTGCAGCCGGCTGCGCACCGGGCTGCTGATCCTCGCCACCGCGACGATGCGATCGATGATCTCTTCGCCCTGCGTGGGAGCCGAGAGCCCCAGCATGTACTCGGCCCAGCGGTTCGTGCCGCCTTCCGACTCCTCGATGAGCCCCTCGATGCCGATCCACCCCAGGGCGATCCGCACCGATTCGGGAGTGCCGCGGATCCGCTGCCAGAGCACGCCATCGCGCAGCGCCAGGCGTTGGTCGTTCCCCAGGTAGGGGAGGATCTCACCGAGGCCATATTCGTAGATCAGCCACGGCACCACCGAGTCGGGGATGTTGGTCCGCTTGGCGGTGCGGATGATCGGCACTGCACCGCCAGCACGCTGCAGGCTGGAGGTCGCGCGGGAGAAGTCGCGCTCCAGCTGCGTGGCGTTGGGCGGCAGCAGGTCATAGCGGCTCATCGGTCACGCCCCGCCATCGTCAGCGTGATGGCGCCGAACGCTGCCGCCTGGCTGGGGCCGCACACCACGTCGATCGCCGGCGCGGTCAACACCACACGCTGCACGCCGGCCGGGTGCAGGTTGGCGATCAGCCAGGAGCGGGTGACGTCCCAACCCAGGCCGCCCGATGCCGCCAGAGCCGCTTGCAGTGCAGCAGGCAGGCCATCGAACACCTCGATCGGCGTCTCTGGGTAGAGCCACACCTGCGCGGTCACTGGCACCGTCACGATCGACGCGCCGGCCACCGTCACGGTGTCGGTGATCACCCGGATGCTGCCGCTCTGCAGCACATCATCCACCTCCTCGAGCAGCTCGGCGCTGGCCAGCCCGCCATCTTCTGTCGACAGGATGCTCACCAGCACCTCCCCCGGAGCAGGGGAGCTCACCGCCGCATCCTTCACCTGCTCGCTAGCCGTGAGCGCCTGGTAGCGGTACCAGGCCGCGCCGCCGGCGGTGCTGCTGCCCATGATCCTTTCGATGGTCCGCAGCCGCAGCGCCTCATCCTCCTCATCCGCCAGGCGGGTCACGCCATAGAAGGCCGCCAGGTTGTCCAGGTCGCCCGCCATCGCATAGCGCAGCAGGGTGGCCTGCAGCGCATCGTTGATCCGCTGGCGCAGCAGCAGCTCACGCGCGGCCGCGACCTCCAGGATCTTCACGCCTGGATCCGACTCGAGGATCTCGGTGTAGGACGGATCGCGGGCCTGCAGGTCGGCGATCATCCCCTGCAGGATCTGCTCGTAGTCCAGCTCCTCGATGATCTCCGGAGCGGGGAGGGAGCTGAAGTCGAGCGTCGCCATCAGATCACCAGCCCCTGGAGTGTGATCCGCTCATTGTTGAGCAGGTAGTACCCGACCAGGCTAAGGGCGATCTGCCCGTCGGCCGAGATGCTGTCGATGATCACGCGCTCCAGGCGCAGGCGCGGCTCCCACCGATCGAGGGCCTCGGCGGTGCCGGCCACCACGTCAGCGACGAAGGCGGCGTTGATGGGGCGATCGACGACCCGGGGGATGCGGCTGCCGTAGTCGCGCCGATGGACCCGGCTGCCGATCGGTGTGGTGAGGATGTCCTGGATGGACTGGCGCAAGTGGTCGAACCCACCCAGAGCCTTGCCAGTGTTGCGGTTCATGCCGGCCATCAGTTCACCTCCGTGTCGGGGCTGCCGCCCTGCAGTGTGGCGCCGCAGGCCGTGGTGTCTCCCACTCTGGCGACGGCGGCCCCGTTGGCGGTGGTGTCGGGGCTGCCGGTGGCGATCGGGTTGGGCCCGTGCTCAGGGCAGTCGTAGGTGTCGCCGACGCGAGCCACCTTCTTGCCGTTGGCGAAGGTGTCGGGGCTGCCGGTGGTGACGGTGCCGCCGTGGCCGCCTGGGTCACCGATGCGGATCACCTTCGCCATGGCGCTCAGGGGTTGAGGTGGATGGCGGAGCCGGTGATGGTCACCTGCCCCTGGGCCTCGACAGTCACCGCGCCGCTGGCCTCGATGCTGGCGGCGCCGGTGCGGATCACCACGCTGCCGGTGCTGGCGGTGGTGTCGATGGTGAGGGTGTGGCCCTCGCGGTCGTACTCGACCACCGTGCCGTCGCCATAGGTGCGGCGGTGAAGGTTGGCGCGGTCGCCGTTGGCGTTGCCATCGGAGAACAGGCCAGGGATGGCGACCCCGTTGGCGAGCTCTCCCGATGGGGCCAGGAGCATCACCACCTCGCCGACGGTCGGGGGATCCCACACCCTGTCACCGCCAGCGCGGGGCGTGAACCACGGCAGCCAGTCGGTGCGGAGCGCACCATCCTGCAGATCGACGCGGATGGCGGGGAACCCTGCGGTCTCGCCGGAGTAGTCGACCTGGGCGACGACGCCATAACGGGCCAGGTTGTTCAGCCGCCTGGCGTGATCCGTCGCCTCCGGTGAGCCGACGCCGCTGGTGATCTGGTCGGAGCGATTAAGGCCGAGCATGCGCCTTCCAGAGGTAGCGCACGACGCCGGGGATGCTGGCTGGTGTGGGTGTGGCGTCGAGGTGATCAGCGATCAGCAGCTGCGCCGCCAGCATGTGGATGCCGTGGCGGATCGGGTGCGACTCGTTGCCGGTGATGGGCCGGCCGATGTAGCTGGCCGCCGCATCGATGGCGAGATCGAGGCCCTGCTGCAGTCGCTCGCGGTCGGGCTGCTCCAGCGACATGAAGACGGCGAGGCTGTCGACGTTCAGCGGCAGGTCCTGCACATAGGCCTCGTTCCGTTCTGCGGTGGCTGGGTCGTCACCCTGGAACTGACCGGCGGTGGTGCGAGCACGCTTGCGGGTGGTGGCCATCAGTTGATCGGCTCCTCTTGAGAGAACAGCTCGGCTGTGCCGATGGGGCAGACCTCGCCGGTGTTGTCGGCCGGGCAGCCCGGCGTGACCTGGCCACCAGGGTAGGCCCCGCTGCGCTCCAGGGGACCGTCGCCGGCCGCGGCGTCGGGGTCGACGTAGGGATCGCTGCAGGAGCGATAGGGGGTCATGTAGTCGACGGCGTAGCGCAGGGTGAGCGCGCCGGTGGCGAGGCTGCCCTCGAAGTCTGGATCGGCCATGTCCGAGTCGACCAGGAACGGATCGGCCGACTCGAAGCCGGGGATGACCCAGGCCTGAAGCGCCGCTTCGACTTGATCGGCGATGAAGTCGAGATCTGCGTCGATGTCGTCGAAGGACTGGGCGACGACGATGACGGAGACGATGGCGCGGCGCTTCTCGAAGCCATTCCATCCGCTGCTGGAGCGATCGAGGATCTTCTCCGGCTCGCGGGTGTGGATGATGATGGCGGGCAGCTCGGGCTCCTCGACAGGCATGAGGCGGCCGGAGTGGACGCGATCTTCGGCAGCGGTTCGATAGGTGGGGGCGCCAGGCTGCTGGCCCTGCGCCGGGGGCGGGGTGATGTTCTGCCCCAGGCGGTTGACGAAGGCAGCGCGGAGCTGGTGGCGGCGGTGGGTCATGTAGTGCTGCCGAAGAAGGTGTTGGAGGGGGTCTTCACAACAACCTGAAACCGCTTCCACGCTTTAGGCTCCAGGCCCAGCGTGTTCACGTGCCAGCCCGGCAACACGGTCGGCGGTGTGGTCACGTTGCCTTCCGAGTCGTACTCGCCGCCTTTGCTGATGGCGCCGATCTCCACCAGTGAATGGGTGTGGCTGTCGGTGATGAGTCGCTCTTCGCCGTCGTAGCCAATGGCAATCAGACCTTCAGCAGCGGCGAGAGCGCGGAACTTCTGGCGATTGGGGAATCGAAAGCAGAGCATGGCCTTACTGGCTGAGGGCTTGCAGCAGTGAATCAGGCACCAGGTTGGGCCAGCCAATAACTCGAGCCAGTGGAGCGTTCAGATGCTCGCCAGCCTGGGTCCGGCCCAGCATGATGCGATCCACGCTGGGCAATGAGCCGCTGGTGTCGGTGACAGGGGCGCCGCCATTGATGCTCATCGAGAAATCGTTCTCGTTGATCCGTACCGCCACGCGGGTGCGTGCGCCGGCCGTGATCGAGCCGCCGTTGATGTCGGCCTGCACGACGCCGCCATCGACGACCACCAGGCGCGGATCGGCGCCATTGGTGATGATCGCTGCGCGTTCGTTTGCGGTGTTGTCGTTCAGGCTTACTACGCCTTGGGTGCCTATGGCTGGGCTGCGGAATTCCAGGTATAACGTTCGGATGTTATTTGTTATGGCTTGATTGATCAGGTCGATTACGTCGGCGCTGCGGGTGACGGTGCTGGCTTCGGTTTTGATGTAGCTGGTGGCGGAGCTGCCTTCTTCCATTTGAGCAGCGTCAAGATAATATGTGCCGGCCGCTGTATTGCTGGCGTATACAAAAAAATCACAATTAGCATTTCCTGTCGCGTTATTGGTTCCGGTAATTGTTGCCCTATACCAGCCGTTTACATCCGGGAAAATCCTGCCTGTCCTGTTGGCACTCGCGGATAAAACTGTTCCTGTGGAAAGATTTAGGAATACACTTCCGTCAGCAGTTGTTCCGCCCGTAAAGCGCATACGGAGCCGCATGTCGCCTACAGCAGTGCCGGCCTTTAGATAAATCGACTCTGTAATTGTTTGATTATTGCTTACTGTGCCGCTTCTTAAAACTCCGTCACCGGTTCCGCCGGGAACGGTTGCGCCAGTGGTAATAGCATAACTTGTACTTACACCGTTTGGCCTTGTTACAGATTCAGTGCCTAGCGATCCGCTGCCAGTGATATTTTGCAGAGTCCACTGCGTAAAATCTTCGCTATGCGTCAATAGATTGATTCTCTGCCCTTCCGGCAACAACCCCAACGACTCTCCCGTCACCGGATCATGCGTGAACCTGGGAATGTCCACCCCGGCCGACTGGAGCAGCCGATCGCTGCCTACGAAGGTGCCGGAAGAGTTGCGAGTAGCTGTTGCCAGATTGACGCCGCTGACTACATTGACCAGCGACTTGTTCTCCGCCAGCCGCAGATCAAGCAACGGCGGCATCCCCGCCAGATCCCACAGCAGATTGCCGAAGCCCCGCGACTGAGCAATCGAGGCCTGTCGTGTCGCGCTCAGACGCATCAGAGCAGCTCCGTCAGTTCCAGCGTTCCGTTCGTGCTGCCGGCCCGGATCACAGCGATGTTCGGCGTTGCCGTCACCGCTACATCCAGCCGTTCACCGATGCTGATCAGGTGGCTTGTGGCGCTGGCCGTCTGGGTGGAGCTGCCGATCGAGTAGCGGATGTCGGCGCCCACCGCACGCATCGAGATCCTGCGGCAGGTGCTGGTCAGCGCCGTGTTCACGCTGGCGCTGCCGGCAGCCAGCTGCCGCGCCACGCCGGGGATGCCCAGGGGCTCGGTGGGTTCCCGTCCGTTGAGCAGCCCAGGGGTCTTGTTGTCGATGCTGGTCAGCGCCACCACGCCAGGATCGTCGGTCGCCAGCGTGGCGCGCTGCGTGTTCGCATCGATCGCGCCGCCGCCTCGCGTGACGTTCGGGGCTGCAGGGATCGGATCGTTGGCTTCGTTCGCGATCGTTATCGACGTGGGCAGCGTCACCTCGATGCTCTGCCCGATGTCCACCGGCAGCGGCTCACTCTTCGATACACTCCGCGCCTTGCCATCAAGGCCCAGGAAGCTAAACAGTCCCATCACGTTGCTCCGGTAATTGGTCCATGCAGCATCAGCAGCCACCCGCCGTGACCGTCGGGCTGCGCGTCTCTCACCCGGTACGTGGCGCCGCGAGCCACTACCGTGTCACCCTGCTTCGGCTCCAGGGGCAGGTCCGCACCGTTGATCAGCATCACAGGTTGCGTCGATCGCACCTGCACCCCTGTCTCCGGATCCACGGCCACATGCGACGCCTGGAAGACGCCGCGCAGCTCATGCACAACCTGGCCGCGGTGATACTCCACAGGTTCACGATCCCCCATGGTCTGCACCACCGCGCGCAGAGCAATGCTCGCCAGGTCAATGCGCATCAGCCAAGCACCACACGGGCAAAGGCCTCCGCCGTGCCCTTGGGCAGCGCGAAGGAGCCGATCAGGGTGTTGTTGGTGCTCACCGGCGTCACCTTCTTGGCGGTGTTGTCCCAGTAGGCCGCAGCCCCCTGGGTGGCGTCGGTGCTGGCGCCAGTGGCGGCCGTCAGCCCGTAGACCTCTTTCCGGTGGATGTTGATGACGTCGCCTTGCGCGCCGTCGACAGCGCACACGCCGAAGATCGTGCCGACCAGCACACCCTCCCCGCCCTTGCGGGCATAGGGGAGCGTGACCTCCAGGTAGTCGCCCTTCTGGACATGGCCCAGACCGGTGCTCGGATCGTAACCTTTCATGATGAAATCTCCGTGATGGGGTGATCAGTGAGGGGCCAGGATTACTGGCCGCTGGAGCGGTAGAACGCCTGGTGCTGGGGCACGGTGGCGCCGAAGCTGTGGCGCAGGTAGACGGTCACACCATCGGGATCACGGCCGGACACCGACTCGATGTTCGGGCCGCCCTCGCCGTCGAGGTAGCCGAACAGCAGCTTGTCCACGCCGGGGTACTCACCCACGACGTAGAACTGAGTCGGGCTCTTGTCACTAAGACGCGGCTCGACGATCTTCTCCAGCTTGCCCGTGAAGACGTTCACGCTGCTGGTCTGGGTGGCGTTGATCGGGCTGTTGAACTGGTCGAAGGTATCCTCCAGCTCGGTGGGCAGCAGGATGTAGCGGGGCTCCAGGTAGAGCTTGGTCACCTTGTCGAAGCCGACCTGCTTGCGCAGGGCCAGCCGCGCGGCGGACATTGCCGTGACGCCGATCGCACCGCTGCCGGTGTTGTTGTGATCAGCGTGGAACAGGGCCTTGCCGTCCTCCATGCAGGTGGCGCCGAGGCTGCCGGTGGTGATGAGGCTCCACATCATGTTGGCCTCGAACACGGCGACGCCACGGCCCAGGATCTGGATCGCCCGGGTGATGTAGCCCAGGTTGTCGTTGATGATCAGCCGGCGGCCGACCACCACCTTCTTGCCGTACTCGCTCAGGCGCCAGGCGCCTTTCGATTCGGTGATGGTGCCGGCCTTGTACTCGCCGTTTTCACGGAGCTCCTCAGGCAGCATCTGGCCGCCGACCTGAATCACGTTCATGTCGCGGAAGTCGGGCAGGTTCTCCTGCCGCGCCAGGGGCAGCCAGGTCTGGCGCTCCTCCCCATAGGCCGCCTTCAGCATCACCCGCTGGATGCTGGTCAGCAGGATCGGGAAGTCGGTCGTGCTGTGCATGGCCCGGCCGGCCAGCTCGTCCTTGCTCATCCCCTTGGTGCTGACGC